TCATTAATTTCTTCAAGTCAGGATCATTTGCAAGTAATTTATCTATGAAAGCTTGCTTTGCTTCGGTAGACATTTGACTCACAGCTTGACCTGCTTGCTCTTGTTTCTTAGCCACAGACTTCAAGCTTCTGTCTGTAGATGGATGTCGTAAATTCTGATTCCAGCCTAGATCAGCATAGTTCTGGCAATGCTCATCTATTTCTTCTTGACTAGCATCTGGATTTACATTAATGAACGCTATCATTTCATTTCTTATCGGATCATCAGCCAGTACAGCAATGAATCGGCTGAACATATGTTCTTTAACAATATCGTCTGTCCAGTTCTCAAGCAAAGTATCTAGGATATCTTGACTCGATAACTTAGGATCGACTACTGCCTTCCAGTTTCCTTTGGCATCCTCACCATCAATTGCAGGTAGAGATACTTTCACAAAACTGTGAACATTATTTTTAGGGCTTCTGATCATTCTAGTTATTTTATTGAACATGGCTATCCTTAATTATATATTATTAGATTCGCTATGCTATCAATAAAATGCAAACTGATTCAATTTTCTAAGAACTATCTAAAGACTTTTTTCCCGCAAAGTGTAGCGCATTGAAATGCAGAGTTGAAATGCATCTATTTATTTTTTTTTTGTTATACTATAGTATCGACAAAAACTAGTAAGTGCTTTAACTTTATTTTAATTTAATTTAATTTTATTTATTTTGATTGGCAGATATCATTTGTTATATTAGTTTACAAATGCCTAGAATGAGCGTACATAATTATAAACATATTATGTTAGGTTAGCGATTGCAGGAATATATGATTGGCTATATATTGAATCAGGCGTAGCAAGTATATGCTAAGGCATTTTATTAGTCTATGCTAATAATATTTATATATGCCTACGAATTTATTTTTGCAGGAAAAAACCCCCTTTCGACTACTATATATGTTTTTTGACCCTCCTATACAAATTGTGATATTAGAGCGTTTAATACTTGAGAGGGAGAAGGTAGCGAAGTTCGACTGCCGAACATTGGCACGGAAAGCATTTGCACGACAAATTCCCCAAAAGATTCAGACTATCTTGTTTCATCTTTGACCCAGACTATTGACAGTTTTTATGCTATACTATATACTTGAATAAACTATATTAATAGGAGGAATATGAGTGTTTCATCTTTAGAATATCTTAAACAAATTATAAGCGGAAAATATTCTAAGAAAGTAAAAGACCAGTATAATGAATACAAGCGAGTTATTACCTGAGATACAATCGTTCTCATTACCAACAGGCTCATTAGAGAGTGTAGTATTTGAGAGCTATAGTTCTCCTCAGTTAAAAGCTCTAAGACCCATTCATTATAGAGTTATATCGTTGCATCTGTCAGGGCTGAAGAATACAGATATATCAAGGCAGTTAAATATACATCAGCAGACAGTAGTAAATGTAGTGCATTCCCGTCTAGGGCGCGAGGCCATTGAAGGCGCAATGGAGAAGTATTATGATGAGTTTTATGAACTTGCCCCGAAAGTAGTTAAGACAATTAGGCAAACACTTGATGATGATCAGAATCCAGATTTGCGGCTAAGAGCAGCTAGTATGTGGCTCAAGACTTCAGGCTGGGAAGGTCGTAAAAAGAGTGTTCAAACTAGCGAGGATAAAGTAAAGAACATCCTCATACAAGCAAACAACGTACAATTAAATGGTTAAATATGAGTGCATTATCTAGAGCATTAACTAAAATGAGTAGGTATTTAGGCAATCGTACTGTGTCTACTAGAGGCAAAGGTATGCCTAAAGGTACAGGTATGAAAAGAAGAGGTTCAGTTACACATCTAAAAGGTGGGCAAAGAGTTTTACATAAAGAGGGAGGTGGCACGTCTTTTCTAAAAGGTCATTCTAAATTAGGGGTTAGACGAGGAACTAAGCTTGCAGGAGGCGCCGCAGGTGGCAGTGCAGTAGTAGCAAGTTTAGCCAATTCAGAGGGAGCGAAGCCAACTAAAACAAGTTCTGCGGTTTCAGCGTTAAGAAAAGTTGGCAGTCAGCAAGGTATTAATAGCGACATATCTAAAATATCTAAGTCTGGGTATCATACATATAAAAAAGGAAGTAAGTCTGCAAAGATGTTTCAAAAAGGCTATCAAAACGCAAAGAAAAGTGGTGCTAAGTCATTTACGTGGGGCTTAACTGGGAAATCTTATAAAGTGGGATAATGAACAATAGATGGCTTCCGGAGGATTATGGAACAACACATGCCGAAGCTATTGAGAAGTTTTTAAAAGTAAGTAATAAAAGTGGCTCGACTGTTAATTTTGTACCAAATGATTCGCAACTTAGAGTACTTAGGAATTTAAGCGGTAGAGACATAGTACCGAAAGCAAGACAACAGGGCATATCAACTCTTTTCTTAGCTTGTTTCTTTTTAGATTGTCTTGTGTACGATAACTTGCGGTGCGTTGTGATAGCACATGATGCTGATTCAACTGAGCGGTTATTTCAAAGAGTGCGATTCTTTCTTGAGAATTTTATAGGTGATGAGATTGAGACACTTAGTAGTACAAAGAGAGAGATTAGATTTGTAGCAACTGGCGCTACGTTTTACGTTGAGACTGCCGGGAATACTAAGTCAGGTAGATCTGGTACTATCAATCGATTACTGTGTAGCGAAGTTGCTTACTGGCCGGATCCTAAGGCGATGACAGCGGGTCTTTTGCAGAGTGTTCCGGCAGAGAACTCGTTAGTAGTATTTGAGTCAACTGGGAATGGGGCGCAGACATGGTACCACAGAAGATGTATCACAGCCGCTAATCCAAACTCTCAGTATACTTTGCACTTCTTAAATTGGAAAGATTTTTCGGAGTACAAGCTTACGCTCAACAAGGATGAGGAAGAGATGGTATATTCTACTCTTGACGCATCCATGGAGGAACCAGAAGTCCTTGCTGAGCATAGTTTATCGGCTGGTCAATTAGCATGGCGACGTGAAAAGATAGATGAGATGGACGGAGACTTAGGTCTCTTTCGGCAAGAGTATCCACTAACATTAGAGGAATGCTTTAGAAGCCGAGGTCAATCATTCTTTCACAGAGTCTACTTTGAGGATATTGGTGATTACTGGGAAACACATGAAGAGTCTTTTAACCTTAATAGAGATACACGTCATCCTATTCCTAGTTACCATTATGTGTTGGGGGCTGATGTTAGTGGTGGTGTCGGTGGAGATTATTCAGTCGTTGAAGTCTTATGTTTGGAAGAGAAGAGGCAAGTTGCAGAGTACGTTGATAACAACATAAGTCCTGATGCCTTCGCCGATATCTTAGTATGGATTGGCAAAATGTATAACGATGCTTGGATTAATGTAGAGACTAATAACCATGGTGGTGTAACAGTCACAGAGCTTTTACCTAAGTACCCAAGGAATTGTATATTTAGCTCACCTACATTATCTAGTGCAGTATATGGAGTAGGTACTCAGACTACTAGATCAAGTAAGTTAAGTGTTATTGGGCTGTTAAGAAAGAACCTAGCAGAAGGATTTGTAGTAGTTAGTGATTATCTAAGAGGAGAGCTTAGCTCTTTTATTGAACAACCTGTAAGTGATCTTTCAAGTAGACTGCAAGCATCTGCGGGTACTCATGATGATGCAGTGATGGCTTTTGGAATGGCTAATGTGGCAAGAGTAAATTTTGAGGAATATCTTGCATACCAAGGAGAAGGTCTTATTAAAGTGATAAACCCAAAGGCAGATTTTACTATGCGAGCTATCTTAGATGAAAAAAGAAACGGAGGATATCCTTGCAACTCAGGCTTACTAGAGTATAACTAATGAGTGGAACTTTAGTTAGAAAAAGTGCTAGTTATATGGTTAAAGCTTTGCAGGGTTTTGCTAAGAAGAAGAAACAAAAGTTACCTAAGAAAAGAACTAGGTCAGAGCAAACTAGACTAGAACAGTTAGAGCAAGATTTTAAAGATAAGTGGAATGTGGGTAATGCTGAGATAAAACTTAGAAAACTTTTAGGACATAAATACAGAAACTAATATGAGTGCTGGTTTAAAATTAACAAAAGCGGCTATCTTAGCTTTGCTCAAAAAGAAAAGAAAAGCTGGGCAACTTCTTGAGGCGGGCGCAAATCGAAAGAAAGGTACTTTAGAGAGAGCCCATTTAAAGCGAGACGGTGATGTACGAAGGATGCAAGGAACAGGGAATAAACCCCAAAAGCCATCTGACAAAGAGAAGCAACGATTCCAGTCTAATGATATATTTATGGATGCTTTAGACCAAGGTGGAGCAAGCAAAGCTGTTGCAAACCTTCGTGCCAAGAATAGAAAGCAAACACTTAGTCTAGCTAAAAGATACAAGAAAAAAGGCGGTAAACTTAGTGATTACAAAGGAAAGAATAAGGTATACGAAGAAGTGTCGGCTTTAAGAAAAGCAAAAGCAGAATATATAAGATTATATAAAAAAACAAATAAATGAATGTTCTATTTCTCAGTTGTGGGCAAGGTCTAAGCTTAGCTTCTAGATTGGCACAAGAGGGTCATAACGTCAAGACGTTTATACATAATGACGAGGCGAATACTGGGGCTGGCATCTATGATAGAATATCTTCGTGGAAACCTTATGTAAATAACTCAGATCTTGTTATTGCAGATGATCCTTATTTTGGCTACAGAGAAAGTAGATTCGAGAAAGCACCTACACAAGTATTAGGTATCAGTAAGTTTTTTACAGCAGGTAATCAGAACGCTGATAACAAAGTTGCTTTAATGAAACTAACTGGGCTAGAGTTATCTCCGAAACGTCCAGACTATTACATAGAAGCATGGTGGAATGGACGTAAGTGGTGTACTCCTTACATACAGTTAAGCTATCACTGGAATCTTATATCAGAAACTCTAGGTCCTAGACTTGGTCCTATGTGTACTGTAGCTAAGACTGTGCTAGATTTACCACAAGCTATATTTGAGGGATTACGAAATCTAAAGCCTATCTTTGAGCAGAACAGGTATAGAGGCCCTGTAAGACTAGGATTCGACGGTCGAAAATTGGCAGATATGCACGTTGGGTTCTCCTTTGATAGCACAGAAATATTTTTAGAAGGAATGCAACAAGATCCGTTAGACATACTAATTGAGCTGGCGGGAGGCGTTAGATCAGATCTTAATATGATTGATGATGTATATGTTTCTATGCGGTTGCAACGAATTGGATGGCCTACTACAAAAGATCATGAGATTAAAGGTTTGTTTGAAGCTAACATAAAGCATTGTGGTTTAGTTAATGTTAAGTATGAGAAAGAGCGGTACTATGCAACACAGACGTTTGGACCGATACTTAAAGTAACAGCTAGAGGTGAGACTTCAAAGAATGCTTTTACTAGATGTGCCAGAACACTAAGAAATTTAACACTACAAGATGCGGTGTATCGAAGTGATTTACTAGATACATATAAAACTAAAGATTACCCAAAGTTTAATGAGATAGCGAAGACATGGAAGGATACCAAAGCGGTAGGCCCGACGTTGGCTGGTGGGAAGACCAAATCAATGCAGGCATAAAGTACCGAGAAAATTGGACAAGTGAAGCTAAGTGGCCGATGTGGCAAGCATTCTACAGAGGTGACTATCACGAATCTATTTTACCTAAAAATGTTATCTTTATGATGCTTAGGATGATGACTCCTAGGATTTACTTTCGTAATCCAGGAATATCAATAACTCCTAAGAAGCCAGGTCAAGAGGCTACTGCTGTTGCAAAGATCATGGAGCGTGTGTCTAATCAAATGATGATACACATGAATGTTAAGGTCGAGAGTAAGAGGCAAGTACAGAATGCTTTCTTCTGTGGGACAGGCATAGGTAAGTTTGGCTTTGGGGCTGAGCATAGTCCGACACCTGACGAAGAAGGTACTTTTGCTCCCATCACTAGATCGGGAGGCAAAGTTGAGTTTACACAAGGTATTATGGATAACATGCCCTGGTATAGAACACTTGACACAGGTAACTTTGTTGTGCCTTGGGGTACTGATCGATGGGAAAACACATGGTTTGTAGCAGAGAAGATTAGTAGGCATGTAGATGATGTTGTCAATGACACAAGACTATCGCATAGAAAAGAGATACAGGATAGAGCTTATAAGAATAGAAAGAATTATCAGACACCATTCTCTGAGACTATTACAAACAACCCTAGAGAGACGGTAGATTTATGGGAAGTAAGAGACAAGAGATCTGGTAAAGTATTTATAATAGCTCCAACAGTTACAGACAAAGTGCTGTATTATAATGATGATGAGTTGCAAGTTAATAATGGTTTACCTTATTTTCCAATAACATTTAATCCAGATAATGATTGTTTTTGGGGTATACCAGATATAAAAATCTTAGAGCCTTTTCAGCGTGAGATTAATGAGATTAAGACGCAGATGATGAGGCATAGACGATTGTCTATTGTTAAGTTTATTGCAACAGCAACGGCTATTAGTGAAGATGAGGCAGCCAAATTACTTGATGAAGACGGACCCGGTCTAGTTAGGGTTCTAGATATAAACGGGATCAAGAATATTGAGGTAGCTCCAATTCCTGATAGCCTTCATAAAGCTGAAGACAGAATAATGACTGATGTGCGTGAGATTATGGGTATGTCTCGCAACGAGTCAGGTTCATTTGGAGAGGGATCAGCCGATAGAACAGCAACAGAAGTAAAAGCTATTAGAGAAGCCGCAAGTATTCGAGAAGATGAACGAAGAGATTCTATTGCAGATGCTCATGTAGGTATGGTACGTCTGATGCACGAAGTTATATATAAGTATTGGTCTGAAGAGCAGGTAGTACAGGTAGTAGGTCCAGATCAACTGCCAGTGTGGGTATCTTTTGTGGGAAGAGAACTTGCCGGATATAAGTTCTTTATTAAGATAGATCCAGATCAGTCTGTTAGTGAGACAAAAGGTATCAGAGAAGACAGAGCGCAAAGAATGTATGGTTTGCTAAAAGATAACCCTCTAGTCGATGCTACTAAATTAACTAAATACCTATTAGACAATATGATTGGAGTTCAGTTTGATGATATGCTTCAGCCCCAAGAGGGTGCCGGAGGTAGTCAAGAGAATCCAATGCCAATAGGTCAATTTGCACAAATGCAACAGCCAGGAGCCGGAAATGCGTAGATATAAAGGACAACACAAAAAGAGCCATAAAACAACAGCAAGGTCACATTTGCATAGTTTTCGTAGTTCATCTCATGCGGTTGCGTGGAATGATCCGATCTCTAATGTAGTGAAAGAAAAAGCCGCTGAACAACTAGAAGCTATTAAGGCTTTTACAAAAGTAGCAACAAAGACGGTAGAGAAAGTAACTAAAGCTAATCATAAAAAAGGTAAGTAATGGCTAGTCCTGAAGCAGTTCAAATGCTAAAAGAACTTCACGCTATGGCAGATCCTAATCGTGTGAATGACGAGAAAGATGTTGGCGCAGTGATGGAGTCTCAATATGCTTACTTCAGGGCGTTAAAGCAATTAGCACAGCAAGATCCAGAGTTAGAGCAACGTATACCAGAGTATATCAATAATAACTTTGAGATAGCAAATGATGCTAGTAGCATGGGCATTAAGTCTGGTAAACTCAAAAGCTTTCTTGATGAGAGAGGCACAGAGACTCTACAGCAGATAGCGCAAGAAGCAGATGCTAAGCAAATACAGCAAATGCAAATGCAACAACAGCACCAGCAACAACAGCAAATGATGGCGCAAGTACCTGAGATGATGTCACAAGGGAGTTTGCGATAATGCATCCTCAAAAATCAGCATTTAATAACAAG